AAAAGCAATTCGACAAGATAAGATTGATATTTGGTATAAAGACTTTGAAGCTATGCCTCAAGATGCGAACTTCAAGAAGAATTATGAGCGCAACAAGATGCTTGTTAGTTTTGATTCAATACCACAAAAGGTTAAAACTGCTATTATAAATAGTTACGTAGATAAACCAAACAAAGATAAAAGTAAATTGCTAAACTTCTTTATTGAACATAAAATGAAGAACATGCTAGAACTGATAGAGGAATTTTAAAATGAAAACAACAATCCCACAAATTTTTCAGGAAGTTGAAAAAGCGGGTAGTAAAGAAAGCAAAATCAAAGTATTGCGGACATATGAAAGTCCTGTACTAATAGGTGTATTACAGGTAAACTTTAATCCAGATGTTAAATTATTTTTACCTGAGGGGGAACCCCCATTTAAAAAGGATACTTCTATACCCGAAGGTTATTCTGAATCAAATTTGTATACAGAATGGCGAAGAATGTATATTTGGTTAGATGCAAAGATCAATCTTACTCAAGCTAGAAAAGAACAATTATTCGTTCAATTACTAGAAGGTGTACATTGGTCTGAAGCAGAAGCTGTTTGTTTAGCAAAAGACAAACAATTACAAACTAAATATAAATCGTTAAAAGAAGATTTGGTCAGAGAAGCTTTTCCAAACATACTACCACCTAAAAAGAAAGCAGAGCCTGTACCAAAAAAGAAAACGGCTTCTTTGAACGCATCATAACAGTGTTCAAAAACCATAAAGAGGTATCCTGCAAAGAAGCCTGGTTAGATATGGGAGCCTTGCCCGAGGATCCAAAAATGGATCCAAGAGTATTTAATAATCATAAGTATCGAGCATTTGACAAGTACTAAAAAAGGTGTTATAATATATTATGTTAATCGTGAGGAGTTTATATGACAATGCATCTTGAAGGTCCTTGGCTTTCCTCTTTAGGAAAGAAAAAAGGCAAGATAAAGTTTCGTAATGCAGAAGAAGCAGCCAGGTACCGACAACTGACTGCAGAATGGGAAACACTAGTAAAGTCCCATGGTACAAACAATAAAACAAAACAAAAAGTCGAGAAACTTTCTTATTCTCTAACTACCCCTCCGGGTAGAATAACAAATACACATATCAAAAGTTTAGATACAGGACATACTGGCGCAGTAGCAAGCAAAGCTATTCCTCAGTATACAGGTACAAAGATGTTGGGTATTGGTACAATGCACAAATCCAATGCCGTGCCTATTTTTACAGATGAAGAAGCAAAATCAATTTCAAGTATGAGGCGTTAATGAAAAAAATAGTATTAGTAACAGGCGGGTTCGATCCATTACATAGTGGTCACCTACAATATTTTAAAACAGCAAAATCTATGGGGGATGTCCTAGTAGTTGGAGTAAATTCTGACGAATGGTTAACTCGTAAAAAAGGTCAGCCATTTATGCCATTGGATGAACGGCTTAGACTTATCCAAGCATTAAAGGTTGTAGACTTTACTATGGTATTTGATGATACAGATGGTTCAGCAAAAGCGGCAATTAAGGAAGCCCTGAGAACTTGGCCAGATGATGAGATTATCTTTGCTAATGGTGGAGATAGAGGTAAGGACAATATTCCCGAAATGGATTTATCAGATGACCTAAGGTATAACGGTAGATTATCATTTGCATTTGGTGTAGGTGGTGAGAATAAGATGAATTCTAGTTCTTGGATCCTTCAAGAATGGAAAGCGCCAAAGACAGAACGACAATGGGGATATTATAGAGTCTTACATGAAGATGGTCCTGAGATTAAGGTTAAAGAATTAACAGTAGAGCCAGGCAAATGTTTAAGTATGCAAAGGCATGAACATAGAAGTGAAAAATGGTTCGTAGCTGAAGGAAGAGCTATGGTGTATACAATGCATCCCGAAACAAATGATATTATGAAAAGAGGTAGCTATGAACGCTTTGCTCCTATATCAATTTCAAAAGGCGAGTGGCATAAACTTTGCAATGAAACCAATTCTCCGTTGAAGATTATAGAAATCCAATATGGTGATAAGTGTGTAGAAGAAGATATTGAACGTAAAATTTAAAAAGGAAATTATATTATGACAATCCCATCAAGCCCAACAGATCGTAAAGCGATTCTAGAATGCATGAAAGAAATCAGTGCATCTATGACTCGCACCGAAGGCGAACGAGAGTTCATCCGAGAAGCAATCAAAGAAATTTGTGAAAAGTATCAATTATCCAAAAAGACATTCCGTCGTATGGCTAAAGTATACCATAAACAAAACTTTAGTCTTGAACTTGAAGAACATGAAGAGTTTGAGACAATGTATGAAACAATTACTGCAACCACAACTATGAGTAAAGAAAATGTCTAATTTTACATTCATTCACGAACACGGATCGAGCCATAAAATTACTATGGAGATCGAAGAATACCATATAGACGAAATACTTAACTGCTTCACAGAGTTTCTGCGAGGATGTGGGTTTCAGATTAAAGGTGAGGAATCGCTTGCAATAGTAAATGATTTTGAAAATACGGATGAGGACGAAACCCCTGAACATTTTTTCTATAAAGATCCACCTACAGATGAAAAGTTCAATTATGGAAATCATCAAATTTTCTATAAACAAGCTCCACTAGAAAATTATAAAATTAACTGGTATAAGACTTACGGCAGTATTCCTAATGTATATGCCCAAGGTAAAGATAATGGATAATCAGTTTATACTAGAAGCAAAATATCTCGATAAAATTAATCGAGTAAAGCGTAAGACTATTATTGGTGTTTTCAAGGATTTGAATTCTATGGAAAAGGTAAAAGACGAGCTTATCCAAGCGGAAACTCAGTATAAAGTTACATTTTCTATAACTTCACAATTTCATCCATTTTTAGATGCGATTGCTTGACTTCTGTTCCAAACGGTGTTATAATAAGACATTAAAGGAGCAAACATGAGTAACATCTTCAGTATTTTTGAGCAATTAGCATCTGACAATTCTCGGTTAGCTAAAGAAGCGATTCTTATAAAAAATAAAAATAACACTACTCTTCAACGTGTGTTTTATTTGGCATTGGATCCCTTTGTTCAATTCTATATCAGAAAAATCCCCAGCTATGATACTAAACAAGACAATCAACTTTCTTTGGAAGATGCTCTAGACAATCTTAGTGTATTGTCAGATCGAGTAGCAACAGGCAATAATGCAATTAATCATTTACAATTTATTTTGGGATCGGTGAGTAAAGAAGATGCGAAAATCATTGAGCGTATTATTGCAAAAGACATGCGGTGTGGAGTCTCCGAAGCAACCGTTAATAAAATTTGGCCCAAAGCTATCTCGACATACCCAGTTATGTTGGCTTCTGGATACGACCAAAAGCTCGTTGATAAAATCCCATTCCCAGCATTCGTACAACTTAAACTCGACGGAATGCGATTCAACGCAATCGTCAAAGGCACAACAGTAGAGTTTAGATCTCGCAATGGTAAAGAATTAAATATTCCTAACCCGTCATTCGCAATTCCATTCATTAAAATGGCAGAACACTATAAAGCAGATATGGTGTTTGACGGCGAACTATTAATTGCAGACTTTGCAGGCAAACCGGTTAACCGACAAACAGGCAATGGCATTTTGTCTAAGTCAATTAAAGGTACGATGAATGATATTGAAGCCGACAATGTTCGAGCAACACTGTGGGATGCTATTCCTTTTGAATCATTTACTGCAGGTATCGACAAAGAACCATACAATATTAGACTTGCAAAATTAAGCAATGCTATTTCTCATGTCAACAATCAGTTTACTCAATTTAGACATTATATTAGTTTGGTATGGAACAAACAAGTTGATGACATATACACAGCTCAAAAAATCTTTGAGAAGTTTTTGGCTGAAGGTCAGGAAGGTACAATCCTAAAATCTAGAGAAGGTATCTGGGAAGATAGACGTTCTAAAGAACAAATTAAGTTCAAAGGTGAATTAGAATGCGAACTTAAGATTGTTGATTGGGAAGAAGGTACAGGCAAGAATGTAGGTCGCCTTGGAGCATTAGTATGTGAGTCTAGTGACAGTGTTATTCGTGTTAATGTTGGTTCGGGTTATTCGGACGAACAAAGGGATGAGTATACCAAAAAAGTAATAGGAAAAATTGTCACTGTCAAATATAATGCTCGTATTAAAGATAAATCTGGCGTTGAGAGTTTATTCTTGCCCGTGTTTATTGAACTTCGTGAAGATAAAGATATAGCGGAATCTAGCAAATCTATCAAGTAATTATAAATATTCGGGAAATGAGACTTTCATATGCCCGCTACAATTTATAAGTTCCCTGAGAGAAGAACCTATTACAGAGGTTACAAGATTCCTCTTTATACAGAAGAGGAAATCTTTTTGACTATTTTTGCTTTAAATATGTTCGGTGGCGTTAAAGAAAATGTAACATCTCAGACATTAGAAACCTATGAACCTATTGAAGTAATTAAAGCATTAGTAGAAGCCAAGTCGAGTTTTGTTCTATCTACAAAAGCAAAACAATCCATAATTAATATACTTAAATCTATTGAAACACTGTGAATATATTTTACCTACACAATGATCAACATGAATGTGCTAAAATGCACCCTGATAAACACGTTGTAAAGATGATCCTCGAATATGCCCAATTACTTTCCACTGCTCATCGTTATCTTGACGGTATCCTTTCTGTGGGTAGTTCACCATCTGGACGTAAGAAAACTACATATGCTCTTATGGATGAGCGTAACTCTATT